CACGTCAAGGCACTGTTGTATTTCAACAAGCACGGCAAGTGTCCAACAACCTACGCCGCGCAGACACAAGGGCAAATCCTTATCGCAGAGCGCGCGTGGTGCGATTTGGTGTTCTATCATCCTGATTTACCGCCGCTCACAATCCGCCAAGAGCCGGACAAAGCCATTGTAGACGGGTTGATTGCCACATTGCCAAAACTAATGACAGAGCGTGATTTAGTTCTGGCCGTTCTGAAAACAGCGGGCGGTGTAGAATGAACCAGCGCGAAACAGAAAACATGAAACCAGAGACAGGAATTTAACAATGGCATCAGTCAATAAAGTGATCCTAGTTGACCATACAACCTAATCGGGGTATCATTGTTATATGGACATAGAAAAACTCTATTTGTCTGGCATGAGTATAACAGACGTTAATAAAAAAACAGGTGTGCCGCTATCCACCATCAGAGGGCGGCTCAAAAATAAAGGCGTGCTGCGTAGCCGTACAGACGGTGTGCGTCTCGCGGCGACCGATGGTAAATTATCTCATATGAAGGGAAAACGGAGGACGTTTACGCCAGAATGGAAAAAAAACATATCGGAAGCACGGCTGGCACACGGGGAAAAATTTGCAGCAGGCACGAGCATCAAACCCAACGGGTATGTTGAGTACACTAGAGGCGCGAACAAAGGCCGATCCGTTCATACCGTCGCCATGGAAAAAAGGATTGGGCGAAGATTGAATCCTGATGAATGTGTTCACCATATAGACGAAAACAAGCAAAATAACGACGCCAATAATCTGGCGCTGATGACAAAATCGGGTCATGGGCGCCACCACAGAATGTACAAGAAAGGTAAATAAAATGTCGGGATCAGTTAATAAATGTATAATTGTAGGGAACCTGGGGCGAGACCCGGAGGTTCGCGCCATGCAGTCGGGCGATAAGGTTTGTAACCTGTCGGTTGCCACGTCCGAACGTTGGAAAGATAAGAGCAGCGGGGAAATGCAGGAAAAATCCGACTGGCACCGCGTTGTGATTTTCGATCAGAAGATTGCGGAGGTTGCGGAAAAGTATCTTGCCAAGGGGTCCAAAGTCTATCTCGAGGGCCAGCTTCAGACCCGCAAATGGACGGACAACTCAGGCGTTGAGAAGTACAGCACAGAAGTTGTCTTACAGAAGTTCCGTGGGCAGCTAGTCATGCTTGACGCCAAGGGCGCGCAGGGTGGCGGGCAGGCGCAAGCACCGACACCGCAAGCCGATCAGGATGATGACCTAGACTCTGAAGAAATTCCCTTCTGATGAGCCGCGCTGTCCTGATTCTTTCCAATGACGCCGTTCGAGAGAAGCCGTGCGCGCAATGTGAAATTGCTCTTTCTTTTGGGGTTGCTAGGGGAACAATTTCTTTGATCCAAAGCCGGAAAACATGGAGGAATGTGGCGTGACTTCCCGCATTATATCTTTGGAGGCAGACCGCGAGGGGCTGGTCAAATTCATCAGCGCCCAAGCGCTGCCGTTTACCGTAGACATCACCAAGGGCAAGCGACGCACTGTCTTGCAGAACAAGCTACAGCGTCTTTGGTGCAATGAAATATCTGAACAGCTTGGCGACCAAACGCCCGAGGAGATTCGGGGCTATTGTAAGCTGCATTTTGGGGTGCCTATCATGCGACACGGCCACGAGGATTTTGCAGAGGATTACGATCTAATCATCAAGCCGCTGCCATATGAGTGGAAACTGAAAATGATGATGGACCCCCTGGACTTCGCGGTGACGCGAAAAATGTCCAGCAAAGAAAAGACCACATATCTCGACCAAATCAATATGCACTTTTCCCATGAGGGCCTAATTCTCACACAACCGCAGGAGTAGAAAATATGATTACAGGTAACATGACGGCGAAAAAACCATTCATCCCATACAAAGACATGACCGGAGACCCTAAACGCATTTTGGATTTTATGATTGATGAGTTTCTTGACAATGACCCGGCTTTCATTGCCGCAGCAAAGGACATGGGCCGCGCGAAAACCCGGCAGGGGTTCATTGAGTTGTTGGATGCTGGTCTGTGTTGGTTTGCGATGGACACAGACACCGAAGAAATCACGTTAGCAATGTCGCCGGTCATGGGCGATCCAATGACAATGCAATGACCACCCGCAAACGCCTCTCAGAACGCGCCACACTGGCCGTTGCGATAAATCAGGGGGCGGTGATTCCGTGCTACCGCTGCCGGGTTGCGTTCGATTCCGAAACCATCAAGACCGCAGAGCGTGAGCATATTCATGAGATTGCGCTAGGCGGGGAAGACGTTATCGAGAACATGGCTTACAGTCACAAGGCTTGTCATGCGAAAGTGACAAATGGCGAGGGGGCAACCACGGCGGGCAGTTCAAAGGGCCGCATTGCCAAGGCCAACCGCATCGCCAAGGGCGGGAAGAAACGCAACGGTCCAGCTATCCAGTCGCGGGGATTCAGTAAGCCGCCCGAAGGCTATAGCGCCTGGAAGAAACGGATAAAGGAGATTGATAATGGGTGACCCATACACAAGCCTTGTCGGCTATATCGCGAGACAGATTGTTTACGGCATCGTGATTGCGTTCATCGTGGGTCTTCTTGCGGCTAGCGCGGTTGTCGCGTGGGCGATGTTCTTTTAGCTACTGACACGCTTCCGGCGTCCACCCGTACAGACGGTGAAAACTAACACACAGGCGGCGCAACAATCTTTCGTCGCCTGTTTTCACCGCCGATGTAATCCATTTGTTTACAGTTGCCTCGGAACGTGCGTCAGAAGCCGTTGCGGGGGCTGTCAGGGCGATCAGGAGGCAGAATAGGGCAATCACCCTCACTTGAACATCTTTTCCATTGAGATTGATTTCTCTTTCGAACCGCGCGACGAGCCAAATTCAAACTGGAATGCGTCGGAAATCATCTTGAGGCCAATGCCGCCCGCCGTACTCAAGGCTGCGATGATTGCGTCTGGCAGCGGCACCACCAGTGCCATATAGGAATAAATAGCCGTAACGAATGTGAACGCCATTGCAAGCATGATGTTGGCGCGCCAGTTCTCACGACCGGCTGCGATATACAGGGAATCTCGCTTGCGAGCGTTTTGCCGGTCAGCCAGATAAGATTTCTCTAGGTCGGCTTCCATCTCTGCCAAGTCGAGGCGCAAGGCCAGAACAAGGTCAGGGTCAGCCGCCAGCATCGCTTGGGCTTCTTCCGTAGTGCCAGCACCAGTGATGCGCTTAGCCGCGTCAGCGACCTTCTCTGCCACGTCTCCGGCGTTGTCATTGGTGATCCACCGAATGAGATCAGGCACATAATCAAGGGCAAGGCCGATTCCGGCTGCAATAAGTGGTGCTGGCATGTCAGTAACTCCACACCCAGGGCCGAGGGGCTTCGTCGGGCGTCAATGTGTCGAGGTGAATGAACCGGGATTTGTGCGGGCCTTTTTGCGCCACGCCGATGCCGGTGAAGAATCGAAACAGGGCCTGCATAAGCACTTCATGCGCGAGGTGGCCCGAACAAAGCACATCAACGGCTTTTCCAGTCGTGTGGGGGCCGTCTGGGCCGGTGCTGGAGACGCGCTGGTTATATTCGGGGCATCTGTACCCGCTAGACACGCCAAGCGGCCCCACAACGTCCCTGACGGCCTGTAGCTTGAGCATGAAGGCGTGATCCATGTCGGATTTACCGCAGCCGCACTTGCAGGCCATTTCGGCAGGGGTGAAACTTGGCGTCTTGGTGGGTTCCCATTTCACTTTTCAGTCTCCCTCGCCGCAGCCATGCACCGCTCTGCCAGCCAATAAAAATCATCCGCCGTCATCAGCTTTTCCCATTCCTTCCCGCTTCCGTCCACGACGCGGAGCAGGCCCGGTGTCGGGATTATCAGGACGGGTGATGAAACGGTTGTACTGGCCCCATATCCCTGATACATCGCCATCGTCGCTCCATCCTTCGGGGGTTTCGTCATGTTTGAACCAGTGCTGAATTTGTACGCGCTCGCCGACTTTCATGAATGTATGCGCTCCACGACATGCTTGGCCGATGTTTTGGCCGATGTTAAAGGCCCACTAGCATAGCAGGGTTTACTATGTGGCGGGCAACTTCTCCATATTCACGGTGGAGTACAATAGCCTTCATATCTTGCATCGACCGATACCCCTTGCTTGCGGCCCATGCGTCTGGCGGGGCGAGGATGCGGAACGATTCCCATCGGACCCCGCGAAAGTCTTTCACATTATCACTATGGATGTGGCCGGTCCAGATATACCGATATTCCGCCTTGCCCCATTCTTCCGCACGGTCCACCGCCATTATCAACGGCAGGTCGGCGGGCTTGGCCCCGTCCCCATGATGAACGCCAACAAGGTTCTTGCCGAACGTGAAATAATGGAATTTCGATGGTGACGTGTCCACGGTCAAGCGCGGCTCGTTCTCATAGATGTTGGAAATCGACTCCACCAGAAAGACTGTGGAAGACGGATCGTGATTGCCCGATTCAATAATCAGGTGGACGGATGCGTGATGCTTGAGGGCTGCGGCTATCAGGCGGCGCACTACGCGGATCGTTGCCCGCACCATCTTCGGGTATCTGCCGTCCGCGTCCAGGAGGTTCTTGCTTGTCGGGGTAACGCTCTCAAAGCTGTCATAGTGGAGCAGGTCGCCAAGGAATACAATGGTGGCCCGCTCACAAGACGGGACGGACTTAACCAGATGGTCCATCGCTTGCGACAATGTTTGCTCGGCAATGTCCAAATCCCAATCGGACCCGGTTTCTTCGTGCCAACTCAGCATCCCCAAGTGATGATCGGAGACGGGATAACAGGCCATCAAGTCCGTGCTAGCGTGTCTCGGGCCTTTCGTGGGCTTTAGCTTGGGCAGTTTGTCCGTCATGGCCTGCAAAGCCTCGCGGATCATTTCTTCCTGGCGCTCTTGGTCGCGGGTTGTCTTGACCCATTCGCCCTTTATCGTGCCGTCTGGGCTGTAATAGGTAGAGCGGCCCTTGACGTTGTATCCGTCCTCGACGCCCGCATCGAAAGACGCGCGGCCCACCGGATCCGGTTTGACCCAGAGCGACCAATCGGCCCCCTTGTCAACTGCTGTTAGTGCCGCGTTATACCAAGAGTGCGACCCACCAACGCTTGATCCGTCTGAAATTGCCGCCACGCGAATTGCGCCCAACTTCCCGCGCACCGTCTCGCCGGGCGGCGGGTGTCCTTCTGTCAGTGCGTCTTCGATTAGCTTGATGCGGCGTTCGGCTTCGGTTTTACTCACCGGGGGCTGGGGCATATGGGCTACTCGCCGTTGTTTCGGGGCTACTTGTCGGAGGATCGGTCGATTCGGCTTGTCATGGCGCGCACGTCGCCGCGCAAGGCTTCGATGCCTGTGCGGATTTCATCCTTGACCTCTTGCAATGCGCGAACCTGCCGCGCCTCACTTAGCAGCTGCTGTTCGGTTATAGCCGAAATCTTCTGGTCATTCAGGTCCACGCGCTTGTCAATGTTTGCCAGCCACAAAAGGGCCGTGACACCAACGACAAGCGTTGTGACGATGTGACCAAGTGACAGCCGTTTGTCGATGTGCCAGCCCTCCAAGAGTGGATTGCGATCAGTGTCAGACATTATATGCCGTCTCCGTCAGGGCTGTAACCATTCAGCCAGTAGGCTATGAAATACACGGGTGATCCGTCCGGCATGGCGTCTTCGTATAGAGCGAATTTGTCGCCTTCCCAATCAGTCAGGACAAGGAACGGGGTCGGTGCGTCGGCCATGCTGCCAACAGCCGCGCCAATAGGGCGGCACGTCAGCCAGCGCGGGTCCGCTGCCATCACGTTGCTTTCGGTCATCTCCCCTGCAAGCGTCTCGGCATGGTCGCGCTCTGCACATGAGAAGGCGACCACGGCTTGCTGTGCCATCGCCGGGGTGGCGATGAACAATAGGCTCAATACAACAGAGAGAATTATTTTCATGGTCGCCTCCGGTTACTCGTATGAAACATTGACTGCTCCCGCGTCAAAAGTGTCAGTACCCAATCGGGTAAGTGTCAACCGATCAAGCTCGGCGGAAGGGGTTACGTCGGTCATATGAGTGTCTCCAAAACAATAAGCACCGCCGCGTAGACCAGTGCGCCAGCAGAGGCCAGTGCCCAGACAGACGTGGAGACACGGGAGCCGGGAGCGAAGCCAATCCAGCCGCGCCACACATGGCCGTTCGGGCCACCGCGCGGGATGCGGTACAGAAGGGCTGAGATCAGGATTGCTGCATAGATCATATCACTGTGCCGTTGCTGGGGGTGTAAGCTCGCCGCCAAAGGGGTGTTCTGCAAATGCCATGAAGATGTAAGTGCTGCCTGATGCGTTTACGTTGAAATTACTATTACGCAGCTTAAAACCGTTAGACAGCAGATCAAAACCAACTGCTGTTGATGTTACTTCTGCGTTTGTAAGGTCAGCAAACAATCTATTGTATGTTTCATTGTCTGTATCTCGAATTGAATCGTACATAAACCAACTGCTTGTCGAGTTAGTACGCTTCGTCATAACAAAAGCAGGTCTGAAGCCCGTAAAAATAAACGGACCGCCTGCCGAACCGTTGCCAATGTAGCTGCCGAACTTGCTGAAGCCGGGGATCGAGCGCCAGCAATAGAAGATCGCCGGGTTTGTATTCGTCCACGCACCGCCAACATTCAGGACCGTTGCAGATGGGGCAGAAGGGTAGACAGATGTGGCCGAAGCCTGTGCTGCCGTGGTGTTCAACTTCATACTGTGTGCGCCGCTCGTCAGATCAGTGTGCCATGTCTGCCAGTTGAACGTCTCTGCCTGCATACGCCCAATGACGAACTCGGGGGCTGCGGACTGTCCGTGCCCGACTGTGCCTACTGCTCCCGTCATGGATGTTGCCCGAACGATACT